TTTTGCAGTTGATACAGCAAGCCTAAAGAACAAAAACGATATTATTGCCGCCCTAGCAGAAGAAGGCGTAACGTGGGCAGTGTACGAACAAACAATTAAAAAGATTGAAGAAGATAAAGAAGAGATTGAAGTTCTTCCTAAGTTTGATAAGAGCCAAAAGATCACAGAAGATATGGTTCTTGTAAGAATGACTAGAGATAACTTCCGTTATGATATTATGGGACATACCTTTACAAAGGACCATCCATTCGTAGCAATGTCTTCTGATAAGGCTCAAGCAATCTTTGATAAAGAGGAGGGTTTTAGACCAGCTACACCAAAGGAAGCTCAAGACTTCTATAGCTAATCTAAAACGTAAATAATGGCAGAGATATATCTAAATACTAATTCACCGATCAAGCATAAAATTTTTTGGCAGGGAGAAGTAATAGATGCTGATTCATTACCAACAGTAAAGTTATATGACATTACTGAAGATGTTACAATTACACCAGCAATATCTCCAACCACTGTTTTAACAACAATTACTTCTACTAAGATTGAAACAGATTATGGCAATTACCAAGTTGTAATTCCGCTCTCATATGTTCAAAGACAAAGAAGTTTCAAGCTTCTTTGGGAGTATGCCATATCTGGATCTAGCGTTTCAGCCACAACATACGTTGATGTAATTACTCCGTATACAAATATATATGAGGCGATAGACGACTTAAATCTTGGCGTTGATTCTAGCGATCCAAATTATAAGTCATATGCTCAAATTCAATTGGCAGAAAAGTATGCCAGAAAAGTAATTGAAGATTTTACAGGACAAGATTTTTTCCTATATGATGATGTTGAAGTAGCGTATGGAATGGATTCTGATATTCTAAACCTTCCATATAAGATCAACAGTATTCAAAAGTTATACGGAAACGATATTCTTCTTGTAGATAATACTTCCAGCCCAGTAGTAAACAATTGGTTATATACACCACAGATTACTGAGAACGGTTTTGGAATTAGAATTGATAGAACAAATCTATTAGACAATACAGTATACGTTGCAAATGGTATGGTTCCGCCAACCATTAATGATTCATATACTGGACAAGCGTTTAACAAGTACACAAGATATCGTGTGTATGGTAGATATGGCTGGGATGCTGTTCCAAACAATGTTCAAATAGCAGCTAAAGAATTGATGAAGGACTACTTCTCTAAGGACCTTTTGTGGAAGCAGAAGTATCTTAAGAATGTTCAAACATTTGACTGGAAGTTTGAGTACACAGGACAGGCATATTCTGGAACTGGAAATCAATACGCAGACCAATTGTTGTCACCATATGTCATTACATCGATGGTGCTTATATAAATGAATAGCATCATAGACTCAGTTCTGTCTATGAAACTAGATGTCTACAGACAGCTAGATACACAGAATGAAGACACTGGAGCCATTGTAAAAGAGTGGCAATACTATAAAACATTAGACTGCCACGCCAAAGGTGTGGTTAGCAATTCTGCAACAACAAGAAGCAGCGACAAGCAACTGTTTAATAACAAGTATCTAAATGATCAAATCATTCAAGTTAGAACTTCAGATAGACTTACTATCAGAGAAAAGATTACTAATATTCGTGACGCAGAGGGAAACTATATTTGGACAGAATTAGATTTTCCTTCAGACACACCAACCGTATTTGAAGTAATTGGAACAACCCCATTAACAGATCCATTCGGTAGAGTTGCTGGATATAACTCTTCCCTAAAGAGATCGGAGAATCAGCAAATTGGACTCTAGTACAGCATTAGTAGCAGCAGCCAGTGGACTTGAGCCATACATGAGCGGTACAAAAAACTCTAAATTAAAAGATTCAATAGTGGCACAAATATCTTCAACTATTTATTATCAGTCACATGTTATGGCAAAACTAACTTCAAATAAGGCGTTTCAAAACAAATTTACAAAAGTTATCTTTGAACAGATAGATAAAGATTTTGGCGCATATATAGATGCAAAAGCTGGCATGCAGCCTAAAACATTTCACCATGTTTATGAATGGAAAAAGACTGGGCAAAAGGATGCAAGACTTTTTAAACTAAATAAGTTATCTCAGGATGGTTTATCATTTAAAATAGGATATGAATTTAAATTGTCTAAATCATTAGTTCCAACAAATAAAGGAAAGCACAGGCACGTATTTGCCAATAAAGCTTCTATGATGGAAGCAGGAGTACCCGTCATAATCCGCCCAAGGTCCGCAGAGCGCTTAGTATTTGATGTTGGTGGTTATACCGTGTTTATGCCCAAGGGGGCTTCAGTGACCGTTACAAAGCCTGGCGGGACCAGAGTAAAAGATTCATTTAAAGTAGCACACAAACAATTCTTTACTGGTAACCTTGTAAGCATGTCAATTAAAAATTCAGGTTTTCAAAGACTATTTAATAATTCAATCACAAAGGCAATGAAATTGCCAATGGATATTAAAAGAGTTAAATATTCATTCTCACCAAATACTGTGAGATCACAGGCGGACTTTGCTTTAAATTCAGCATTTGGAGGTGCATGATGGTTAATTATAAATTAGACGCAATGCTTGAATTACGAAAGTATATTTGGAAGCGGCTAAAAGAAACAGGCATATTTGATGAGACAGATTACTATAGCGATAATATAGGAAGTACTACAGTTCCTATTATTCCCGTCCAGCAGTCAGCAGAGATGAATCAATTTTTGAGCGGGAAGAAGCATATCGTCTATGACAAGATAGGGATGTCATATGAAGACCTATGGGCAATATGCTGTGAGCAGGTTATATTCACAATTTATTCAACAGATGTTTCCGAAATCAATGAAATTAGAAACTTTATGACAGATGAGTTTAGAAGAGTAGATGAGTCAGCCAGAGATGTAAATAATTGGACAGCTCTTTCTGACAAATTCCAATTCTATAGCATCTTCATAGCAGATATATCTCCAACTGAGCCATCCCAAGAAATGCAGGGATTCTTGTCGGCAGACGTAATACTTGAGATAAAGTACTCAAGGTTGTCTAATTCAAATGGAAGATTTATTTAGTTTGCCTTTTTACCCAAAAAGGCCTATTATTATACCAAGAGGAAAGACAGCCTAGCCAGCTTTTGAGATTTTATTATTATTTTGTAAAATAGGAGGTAAAGAAAAAATGGCAAGAGATTCGTACAATTCAGCCAAAAACATCATCGTTGGTGCTTCACCGTTGTTTATCAACCAAGCAGCATTCGATGGAGATTCAAATCTTGATCCAACAAAGGGTACAGACAAAGTAGCATTCAGTACATCTGAAACATACACAGCTTCACTCAATGCGGCACCTACAAAGTGGCGTAACGTTGGATACACAAACAATGGTCTTCAAATTACATATAACCCAACATATGGTAACGTAACAGTAGATCAGCTTCTAGATACAGCAAAGCTGTTCAAGGAGTCAATGGAAGTTATGCTTGCAACAGAAATGGCAGAAGGAACACTTGAGAATATTCTCGTTGTGTTTGGTCAGCCAGGAGGAGCAGCTGGAGTTACTGAGTCATCAGGATTCGATGGAGATGACACTCTAACAACAGCAGAGCCAACATCATCAACACCACAGGTACTCGGTTTGGCAGCAGGAGCTTTGCTCCAGGCACCAGTTGAGCGCCAGTTGATCGCAGTTGGCCCAGCACCAGATTACAATGTAACTAGCTACGCAAAGAATGAGCGTGTATATTATGCACGTCGTGTTCTTTCAGTACAACAGTCACAGTTCTCTCTAGCACGTAACACACCAACAACATTCCCAGTAACATTCCGTCTTCTCCCATCAGGAGATGCGGCATATGCTGGCCAAGAATACGGTAAGATTATTGACGGGCTAAGGTAAAACTAAAGCCTCTTACAATCAAAGAGCTAAGAAAATTTATGGCGGCAATTCAGAGAACCGCAAATACAACATCAGAAGATGAGACACTAGACATCCTTATTGATGCATGTGCAGTTGCACTAGAAAAGCAGTTACCAGATTTGGTAAAAGATCGTGAATTACTAGAAGATGCTTTAGACGTCCCCACAATCAATCGTATACTTGAAGTATGCGGTGGGATTAAGATGGACGACCCAAACCTTCTAGCGGCAGCAGTTCTGGCTGGTCAGAACTAGATCTTGCCGCATTAGAGGGTGAAGTTTTTCTTTTAGGACACTGGAAGAATTACGAAGAACTAGAAAGCAACCTTTCAATGCCAGAACTAATTCAGACTTTAAAATCTATTCAGAAATTAGAGTCGGATAAAAGAAGATTCTTAGCTTCAATCCAAGGTGTGAATCTTGAAAATGATGGCGAAGAAAAAGAAGGCCCATCCTTCGAAGATGTACAAAGACGTGCTATGGGAATAACTGCAAGTGGTAACGACATAGTTTCACTACAAGGACAATTTGCAGCACAAGCAGGATTTGGAATCGGAGCAGGGCTGGGATATGAAAGAGGGTAACGCATAGTAAATGGCTGATGAAAATGTAGTCACGAATATAGTCGCAACTGCTGACTTCTCAGATCTTATTGGTAATGTCAATAGGCTTAATACAGAGCTTGCCCAATTAAAACAAACACTTACAAATACAGATAAAGCTCTAGCATTACAAGCAGCAAAGCTTCAGCAGACATTTTCTTCAACATTAAGAAGTACTGGACAATTTTCTACACACTTCGTTAGCCTTTCATCAGACGTAGAAAAGTTTGGTAAGAATCTTGATTCTGGAAAACTTAAATTAAGAGACTACTACGCAACTTGGCAAGGCCATCAAAAAACAGCTGGCGGACTTATTAGAGATCTTGCCAGACAGCAAGTTCAATTACAAAATGCTATATTGCAACCTCTCGGCAGAAACGCCGAGGGGCTTATGCAATTTAACGTTCAAGTTCCAAGAGGGCTAGACGCAACAAAGAATAAGGCTGCACTTCTTAAACAAGAAATGCAGATAATGAATAAAGTTATTCAAGATGGCGGAGTTCAATTAATTAACTGGGGTAAGAATACTCAGTGGGCTGGACGTCAATTAACTGTTGGATTAACTATTCCAATTGCAGCATTTGGAAAAGCGGCAGCAGATGCATTTAGAGTTGCAGATGAACAGCTAGTTAGACTTACTAAAGTTTATGGTGGAGTGGCGCAAACATCCGCAGCAGAACTTGGAAAGATTAGAAGAGAAGTTGCAGCAACCGCAAAAGAACTAGCTCAATCATATGGAGCCTCCTACACAGAAACAATAGCTTTAGCGGCAGACATTGCAGCAACTGGTAAGCAGGGGGAAGAGTTACTTAACTCAACCAGAGAAACAACTAGACTTTCAGTTCTTGGAGAAGTTGACAGACAAGAAGCAATGAAAGCTACGCTTGCAATTCAAACAGCATTTAATCAAAATACACAACAGCTTTCAGAATCAATTAACTTCCTTAACGCAGTTGAAAACCAAACCTCTACTAGCCTTGCTGATTTAGTTGAAGCAATTCCAAAAGCTGGACCAGTTGTAAAATCTTTAGGCGGAAATATACAAGACCTTGCACTTTATTTAACTGCAATGAAAGAAGGCGGAATTAATGCATCAGAAGGTGCAAATGCAATCAAGTCATCTTTAGCATCACTTATCAATCCTACTAAGGTTGCAAAAGAAATGTTTGCAGGATTTGGAATAGATCTTGGCGGGATAGTAACAAATAATGCTGGAAATCTAACAGGAACAATATTAGAATTACAAAAAGCATTAGATACTTTAGATCCACTAACTAAGTCAAAGGCAATTGAGCAGCTATTTGGAAAGTTCCAATTTGCTAGACTATCAGCGTTATTTGATAATTTAGGTAAGCAGGGTAGCCAGACTTTACAGGTGTTAGATCTAATGAAGACAAGCTCACAAGGTAATTGAGTTTAATAACAAGTTGCCAGATCCAATTAAAAAGATACTAACACTTGTTGGCGGATTAACAGCATTAGCAGGACCAGCAATTATGTTAACTGGTGTGCTTGCAAACTTCTTTGGATATATAGTTAAGGGTATTGCCCACTTTAAAGCATTGTTTAAAGGTGGAGAAGGTTGGAAGTTACTAACTCCTGAAATTCTAGCTGCACAAAAAGCTGGAAATCTTATGGAGACAACATTCTACAGCGATGCTAAGGCAGCAAATATATTAGGTACTGCTATAGCTAATTTAAATGCAGAACTAACATTGCTTTCTTCTAAAGCAGCAAGTGGAACAATATCTTCTCAGCCAATTATATCTACAGTTGCTGGAAGAACTTTAATAAATGGTGAAAGAGAAGTAATTCCAACACACCCACTTATAAGCGAAAGAGATACTAGATCTTTCTCTCATCTAAATCCAGTTAGCAGAATGACGGCAGAACAAAAAGCTGCACAAACAATATTTGGTGTTGTTCCAGGAGCACCTCTAGTTAATCAAAAAATTAGTAATAATCCTCAAATGTACATGTCAGGAGATATGCCAAAGGTTGAAGGATTAACATCAATACGTGGAGCATCAACTGGAGTTGTTGCAGGAGAAGCAGCCAAGTTCCACTCAATGACTGGTGCATTAGGAATGCAATCTCAACAAGAACTTGAGATGTTAAGACGTGAGGTCGCTGCTACTGGACTAATTACACAATCACTTTCTGATTCATATCAGGCTCTTCTACCAGAAATGACACAGCTAACTAGTATGGCGGCAGCAGAGTCAGCATCAATTGTTGCAGAACTAGAAGCAAGAAAAATAACTATGGACCAGGCAAGAGCTAAGATTGTTGCGTTAAATGCAAATGTTGAAGCAATGATGGGCGAAGTAGCAGCTGGAGTTGCTGCATCACAAGGAAGATCAATTAATTTAACACAGCTACCATTAGTAAATCAACCAGCATTTGATCCACTAACTGGTAAAGCAAATATGAAAGAGCTTACAAGACCAAGAAACAGAACACTTATTAACAAGATCGCTGGCGTCCTTGGAGTTAAAACATTTGGCGCACCATATTCAATAGAGACAACCAGACCAAAAAGATTTGCAATGGGCGGCCCTGTATATATGGAAGATGGCGGACCAAATGGTACAGATACTGTTCCAGCATGGTTAACACCAGGAGAATATGTATTAAGAAAAGAAGCTGTGCAGGCACTTGGAACAGACCTACTAGATACATTAAATCAATCTGGTAAATCCTCTCTTCCAGATTTAAATATTGATTCAAGATCTAAGCCAGTTGGCGCACATGCAAGCCTACCAATGAAAGCATATGCTCATGAATTGCCAGGTATGTATGGAGAAAATTTACCAAAGGGAGCAACGGCATTTGCATCAGCAATGCCAGATCACCCAGTTCAGGTATTTGATAGAAATATTTTAGGATTATACGATAAAGAAAATCAAGCGTTAAGACAGGGCATGAGAGGTCTTACAAGATCTGAACTAATAAGAGCCCTAAGTGCTAGAAATGAAAGATTATTTAAATATTTACCTGGATTAGATAAAGATTCACAAAGAGTTTTTAAAAGAAATCTTCTTAAGGCAGCAGCAATGCTTCCAGAAGGAAGGGTTTATCACGATGACGCACTTGCAAAGGTGTATCAGTTTGCAAAGCAAGACACATCAAGAACATTACCACCAGGATTACGTGCTGGATTTATTGATGTTATGAGTGCCGCAAATGTTCCAAAAGGATATAGGCCAGAAAGTTTTAAAAATTATACTGGATCAGAAGCTCTTCCAGTTATGACAGCATCAGAAGCTAAAGCTGCATCAGGAAAAGAAAACTTTTTTTATACAAGCCCAACATCAGCATCTGGTAAAAGTGGAAAAACAACAGTTATTGTTACAGACCCTTCTGGCAATAAACATTCAGTAACAACATCTGGAAGTAAACTATTTAAAAAAGGTATTATGCAGGACCCAATGATGAGAAAAGGCCTTAACACAAAAAGAATAGGTAGAACATTAGCAGAAGTTTTAATGAATACAAAAATGAGAAGAGGCTTTGCAACTGGAGGAATGGTTGGTGGATCTGGGCCAAGATATTATGAAAATGGATCTCCAGGAGGAGTTGCAGCATATAAAGAAGGATTAAAAAATCCTTATGGTAAAGGCATTGTTTCTGGAATGTCAGGGAAGCCAATTGGACTGGGTTCACAATTAGGAATTGGAATGGCGGGCGGAATTGCTGGATCAATGGTTGGCGGAAATGCTGGAATGGCAATTATGATGGCATCAAATATTCTTCCAATGATGGCGGCAATGAAAGGATTTGGTAGCTTAATTCCATCAGTTTCTAAGGTTGCTAGCATCCTTGGAAGACTAACAATTCCTGGCGCTATAATTGGAACCCTAGCTGGAGTTATATCATTAGTTAATAAATTTAAAAAAGATGCTGAAGACGCAGGCAAGGTTAATCGTGCAATGTTTGGCGGTACAAAAGAACAACTACAACAAGTAGGAATTCAATATACCTCAGTAGCAGATAGAATGAAAGCGGTTAGAGAAGAGCTAGAATTAACTCAAGCTAAAAATGCATCAAACTATGCGTCAATGACATCTTCTGGAATTCCAGGATTAAATTTAACAATTACTCAATTAAAGGAAGGCATTAAAGATGCAAAAGAAAATGCAAAAGACGTTGTAGACTTGTTTAATAACGTAGATTCTGCAAGAGTAAATGATTTAGCAATTTCAATGAAAGCACAATATGTCTCTCTTGGAATGAGTGTTCAGGAAGCTACAAATAAGATATACACACTTGTCAGCGCATCTAATAAATCATCTCAGGCTTTATCGGCAATAACTAGTACTGGATTTAAAGAAATTTCAGATAGATCATCAGCTGCTATGACATCAGTCAAGTTACTTGGAAATGTAGTTTCAGATAAGTCACTATTTAATGTTGAAGAATTTGCAAATGGTTTAGATGCGGTACTAAATAATTTAGACTCCTATATGAATTCTCTTATTGGAACTACCGTTGATGGCAAAAAACTTACAGAAGCAGATGCATTTAAAAAGACTGTTGATGAAATTAAAAATATTAAAACTGCTACCCAGACAATAGATCAAGCAAATCTTCGTGAATTAAAAAGCCAGAACCTTGTTCTCGGATCAATGCTAGGTAACTCAGAAAGCATACTAAGCGTTTTTGCAAAATATAAATTATATCTATCTGGATTATCAGATGTGTTAGACATAGGTGGACTAAGTCCAACGGATGCTATAGACGCAGTTACTGGATTTGAAGAGCTTCAGAAATCAGCAGTAACTGTTCTTGGAAGCACAAGCCTTGGAAAGGCAGCTGCAGCTGCAAAGGCGGCGGCAGAAGATGCAGCAGATGCAGCTAAGAATGCACAAAAGATAGATGCCTCTTATTATGATGAAGCAATTAAAAACAAAGAAGATTTAATAGACAAACTTGAGGAAGAAAGAAAAAAGAGATTAGCAATACTAGATCTTCAAGAAAGATCACAAGACTTTGAAACTTCAATACAGCTTGCTCAGCTTAGGTATCAAGAAGCAGTTGCTACTGGCAATATGGCGCAGGCTGCTCAAGAACAGTTAAATATTCAAAAAATGTCTGGAGACAGAGAACGAGAGTTAGCCAGAAATGCAATTAATGATAGAGCAGATACAGATAGAAAGAAGCTTGAAGATGAGATTGAATCTCTTCAGGCAAAGAAAGACGCTTTGCAAAAAGCATTAACTGTTGCTGGAAAAAGACAAACTGCAACAGCTGATAAATCAGCCGAATTAGAAGCTTTACAAAACCAAGTTGCGGGCATTGTTTCAAAATATGCGGGTTCTCCAGCAAAGGGAATTAGTGAATTAATGAGAGTTTTAAAAGAGGCAGATGAAAAAGGTGGCCCACAACAAGCAGCAGCAAAAGCATTAATTAAAGAATTTACTGGAAGAAAAGCATATGTAGGTAGCCAGCTACAAGACATAGATCCATACCAGGCTATGATGAATGAATTTTCAAGTAAATCCGTAGCAGGGGTAGATCAAAAATTTGCAAGTGCCGTAGATATATTCTTGCAAGCAGTTAAGGATTTTAAAACAAGTGTTTCAAATAATGGCGATAAAGGAAAATTTGGGGCAGATACACCTACGGTTAAAGCATCTACATTTAAAGAGGCCGTTAAACAAGGAAGCCTATCTCAATCACAATTTACAGATCCAAACACTAATGCTAACTATAAATTATTTAAATATAACGGAAAAACTTATGCGGTAGACTCAGTAGGAGTTGCATATGAATTTGATTCTGTATCTAATAAAGTAGGCAAAAGAGCTAAGATGGCTATGGGCGGCTATATAAGTGGAGCAGGAAATGGAACATCTGATTCTATTCCAGCAATGCTTTCAAATGGCGAATATGTTATTAATGCTAAATCTGTCCAAGCAGCTGGAATACCAATGTTAGATAGAATTAATAAAATGGCAATGGGTGGACCAGTTTATGATGTACCAGCATATTCAATGGGCGGAAGAGTAAAATATAATGCTGGAGGACTAGCAGGTTCTTCAAATGCACTGTATAATATTAATGTTACACTTAATGGTACAGACTTAAACCCTAACGATGTAGCAAAAGCAATTGATAATCAAATGAGACTACGTGAAGCAATGAATGGAAGAGATAGGAAAGCATAATGGCAGCTATTACATTACCTAAAGGTACGCTACTTCAATTTAATGCAAAGGACCCCCTTGCTCCCAGCCCTTCTGCAACCCTAGCCTATAGAAGTATTACAGATCATAACAGATCTTCATTTTCTGTTGAGTCAAATAGAATTGAAAAAACAGCTAGAATGGCAAACGGATCATTAAGAAAATTTTTTATAGCAGATAAAAAAAGTTTTTCTGTATCCTGGGATTTAGTACCTTCTTATAGAACAGAAACAGTAGATGGATATTGGGGCGCAGAAGACCTTAGAACATTTTATGTAAGCGATGAGGGCAAAGGTACATTTGATATAAGAATAAACTTTGCAAAGAATGGATCAAGTCAGGTATCGTCTGGTTATGAGCAGTACACAGTGTCAATAAGAGATTGCTCGTTTACATTAGTTAAGCGTGGAATTCAAGCACACTGGAATATATCTCTTTCAATGGAAGAAGTATAATGATAACGGCTTCAACTGAATTAAAAAATGTTTTAAAACAAAATTCATCTATTAG